AACAGTATTCCGCGGAGGCTCAAGCATGGGCCGAACGCGCAAAGATCGATATCTCCCAGCTGGATAGGGTTCAATAATGGCTGCTCCACTCACGGGACCGCGCGACGCAAAAAAGCGGATCGGCGAAGTCTGGAATTACCCAGTCAAGCTGGGCGAGATCATCTACAAGGGCGCCGCAGTTTGCCTGGACGCGAACGGTGAAGCGGTCAACGCATCGGCTATCGCGACCTTGGTTACGGCGGGCGTAGCGCGGGACACCGTCGACAATACCGACGGGGACAAGAGGCTAGATGTCGAGGAAGGCATCTACATGTTCCACAACTCCCCGCCCGGAGCCGATCAGATTGTGCAAGGTGATGCCAGGCACCTTTGCTACTGGGTAGACAATCACACGGTGGCTGCGGTCGCGACGGGGCGCCCGATCGCCGGCGTCATCAAGTCGCTCGACGGCACCTTGGTGTCAGTGGACATCGTGTCTTTTGCCGCTCCCGCTGCGCCTCCGGTTGCGGGACGCCGAGAGTCCGACAAGCCCGATGATCACCCGCTGTTGCCGGGGGCTACTACCGGAAATCCTCCCGGAGCTGGCGTCGGCACCGGACGTCCGGGGCATCCGAGAGACACTACAGCAACCTCCAGCGACTATAAGGCGCCATGATCAACGCAGAAATTCTCGAGATTCTTTGGAAACAGCTGTCGAGCAAGTTCTCCGAAGGTTTCGGTGCCGGCGAGACAACGGCAGTCGACGCGTTCACTACGACGATGCCATTGGGCACGCGCACAATGCGGTTCGACTGGCTCGGGGACTTCCACGAATTCCGTAAGTGGGTCGGGCCGAGAATCTTCAAACAGCTAGAGACCAAAACTTATGAAGCGACGTACGACGATTACGAACTCTCGCACCGCGTACTGCGGCGAGACATTCGTGACGGCATTATCAGCCCGTACATGATGCAAGCGTTCTCCGGCGGCGAAGGCGCCCGGCTGCTCAAGCCGCGGCTCGCGGCTGAAGCGCTGGACATCGGCAACGCCGCGCCCTGCTACGACGGCCAGAACTTCTTCGATACCGAGCATCCGATCGGCGAGGACGGGGACGAAACTCTCGTGTCGAACTACTTCGACGCGGGCGGTGCGCAGGCGGCGCACCCTTGGTACGTCGCAGACCTCTCGCGGTCGCTGAAGCCGATCATCGTGCTGGAGCGGGAATCGCCGCAGTTCGTCAGCTACCAAAATCTCTCGGACCCGAGCGTCTTTTTCAACAAAGAGTTTTTGTTCGGTGCGCAGGCGTCGCTCGGAACCGCGTATGGGCTGTGGCAACAGATCGTTCGCTCCGAAGGGGACGTTACGGTTCAAAAGTTGCTCGACATCCGCACTGCGATGGCGGACTTCCGCGGGGACTTCAAGAACGAGGCCGGGCGTCGAAAGAAAATGGGCTACGACCCCACGCATATCATCTTCGGCTCGTCTAACCGCGACAAGATTTTGACGATCCTCGATAGTCCGATGCTCTCGGGCTCCTATACGAGCGACGTCATGAACCCCGGCGCGACCGACACCGCGAAGCAGAACCCGGCCTACAAAATGCTGATCCCGCTCTACGTGAGTTGGCTACCGTGAGCCTCTTTAGGAGGGATCCCGTGAACGCCAAGTACGACGAGTTCCGCTTGAAGCTGCTAAACCGCAGCCCGAAGGCGTTGAAACAGATGGCGCAAGACGCTGGCTTTCCGCAGCTCACCGACACGACCGACAAGGAAGTGTTGTTAGAGGAACTGTTCGGCTACAGCGAAGGCTTGCCCGTGGCGACCGCTCCCGCACAAAAGGCCGGCGCCCCCGTGGCGCCTGAAGCTGGTTCTACCTCTACCAGCGAGCGCGGACAGGGTGCCGCCGGTGCGCCGGCCACTGGGCCATGCCGGTCGGTACGTGCCATCGCAAAGCATTACCGTTGTGGACATCTTTGGACCTCGGTACAGCAGCTGATCCCTGTCAGCGAGTTCAACGAAACACAGTGGGCGGAGCTGCGCGCCGACAAGGGTCTGCGGATCCAGGATCGGTGATGCCGTGGCCGCGTACGCCACGATCCAGGACGCACTTGATCGGTACGGCGAGGACTATGTCATTGTCAGCTGTGATCGGGACGGCAACGGTATCCTGGACGACGAAGCGCTGGCACTCGCTCTAGAAGACGCGTCCGACTGGATCGATTCGTACCTCGCGGGGCGGGTCGGGTTGCCGTTGATCCCCCCTATCCCGCGGCGCTTAGTCAAGGTCTGCATCGACGTCGCCATTTACGAATTGTGCGAAGGCGCGCCGACCATGACGACGCAGAAAAAGGAGCGCTACGAATCCGCGAAGGAGTTCATGCTGGACGTCAAGACGGGGGCTCGTCGCCTGACATTCGATCAGGAACTTATGCAGAGTCCTAATTCGACGCAGTCCGCGCAGACCGTGATCCAGCCGCAGCAAAGGGTTGAACGGGTCTGCGGCTCGCGCCTGTACACCCGCGACACCCTGCGGAAGTTGTAGTCATGGCGGCGCTGAAATTTAGCGACGAGCAGATGCGGAAACTGCTTCGCCGCGTCACTCAGATCGAGCAGCGATTACGGGCTAACGGCACGCTGAAACGCCAACTCGGGAAGCTTCTCACCGAACAGACCCGGCGCCGGATCATGGTCGAGAAGACAGCCCCGAGCGGGCGTAAGTGGAAACCGTGGTCCCCCGCCTACGCTGCGACGCGCAGCGGCGGGCACAGTTTGCTCGTGGACACGGGAGCCTTGCACGACTCGATCAAGTCGACCGTGACGAAGGACGGTGCATCCGTCACAGCGGGCGTTCCGTACTCTGCCGCGGTCAACAAGCGTCGGCAATTTCTGGGGATTTCGACGCGCAACGCGCAGGAACTTGACGCCCTGATCTCCGATTGGATGACGCGCTCCCTATGAGCACCCTCACCGAGTTTCGCGCTGGGATCGCTAACACGCTTCGCGCAGACCCGCGCCTGGCTGGCGTGACGGTGTTCGAGCACGGCGGCGACTACGATCTCCACGAGGTGAAGCGCTACGCGAGCCGCACGCCCGCGGTGATCGTCTCGCTGGTACGTGTGGAGTGCGAGACTAACTATGGCGGGATTCCGCTAGCCGATATCCTCGTGTGCTGCATGGTCCTAACCATCGACAAGGCTGGCCTCACAAAGGACGTGTCGAGCATGGACGTCACCCATGCCCTGCTCAACATCCTTTGCCGGCATCCGCTCTCGGATTGGGGGCTACCCGATCTCGGCCCCCCGAACGACGTAAAAGCCGCGAATTGTTACGACAAAGATATCGACGCCGAAGGCATCTCGCTGTGGTCGGTGAGCTGGTGCCAGGACGTCGAACTCAGCCCTTACGCTCCGCTGACGTCTCCCGTCGATGATCTGGACGCCATCCACGCGACCTACGATATCACCCCGCGGGATAATGACGCGCCGTTGGGCGAAGTTCCCGATGCGGAGGACGAAATTGACTTGACGTGACGTGTTGCTATAGCTGCGAACGTACACTACAGTTGCCGCAGGGAATAGTAGATGACGATCTCGTTCAACACCATTCCGATTACACTCTACACTCCCGGATCGTACGTCGAGTACGATGCATCTCGCGCGACGCAGGGCTTGCAAGCCGTGCCGCACGAAGCCCTTCTGATCGGCGCCAAGCTTGCTACTGGTTCAGCTGTCGGCGACGTGATCTATACGCCTCGCTCGCCGGACGAAGCGGTCGCGCTGTTCGGGCCTAACTCACAGCTCGCGCAGATGGTTGCCGCGTACAGGCGCAAGGATTCGCTAAGCCCCCTGCACTGCATCGCGCTTGAGGACGCCGCGCTGGGCGTGAAATCCACTGGCTCGATTGTAGCCTCCGGCACGGCTGACGAAGCGGGGGCAACGCCACTTTATATCGGAGGCCGCAGGATCAACGTCGCGGTGCTCGACGGTATGACGGCCATGGAATGGGGCGCCGCAGCTGCCGCAGCGTGTGCGCTGGAGGGCGACCTTCCGGTCACCGTTGCCGCGAACGTCGCCGGCACAGGACTAGACCTCACCGCCATGAATGCCGGCCCTGACGGCAACGGAATTCACCTGGCCGTCTGTGCGCTTCCTGGCGAGCGCGTACCAGGCGGTCTAACGTTCACTGTGACGCCGATGGCGTCCGGGGTGTCGGCGCCCGAGTACGCGGACGCAATCGCTCTCATGAGCGACGATCAGTATCACACGGTTGCGCTG